CTGCAGGAGGTACAAGTACTAAAACCGGTCAAATGAATTTATCAGGTATACCAGAGTCATTTAATGCTGTAATTAATAAAGCTCTTAAACGGTTTGAATAAAAATGGCTGACGTTATAACACAGCAATCTATTCTAAACAAGAGTAGGCAAGATAAGTTTTTACTAATCTTGAATTTACCTGATGCACTTAAAAAGCTTAATAAATCAGGACAGCTTGTTCGTACTAGTGATACACTAAATCTTGATACTTTACAATATTCTGTTTATGGTACTGTTGTACCCGCTACAAACATACAAGCTTCTAATTTACCTTATGCAGGTCAGTCCTTAAACGTAACAACAGGTAAGAGAGACAACTATGCACCTATTACCGTTAACTTTACGGTTGATAATGGATTTAATAACTGGTGGGTGTTGTGGAAGTGGCTCAGCTTTATAAATGACCCTGAACAAAGCATATTGGATTCAGATAACTTAACTCCAATTGCAAAGAACTCTTTAGATAAAGTAGTATACAGTAATACGGGTAATTTAGAACCATATCAAACCAAAATAACCGTATACGGGTTGGATGAATACAACAACAAAAAAATCCAATGGAATTATTCTAAAGCTTTTATAACCAACTTGGCTGGTATTAGCTATAACTACAGAACACCAGACCAAATGGAGTCTTCATTTACGTTTACTTTTAGTCAGCTCGTAGCAGAATTACTTTAATAAGTTAGGGTTTCGTTCCGGAAATGCCTAAATAATAATATAATACTACTATGGCAACAACCAAGCGCGATATCAATTCACCAGGCGTTCAAATCCGCGAGATCGATCTCAGCACAAGAGCAACAGCACCAAACGGTACAAGCGTACTAGTTACAGGTTTTGCTTCTCAAGGTCCTACCGCAGAAATTGTTAACGTTTCAACACTTAGCGATTTCCAAACAATATACGGTACTCCTACTAATGCAGCTGAGCGTTATTTTTACTATTCAGTAAATCAAATTTTTCAGGCTGGTACAAATACTCAAGTAAACGTTGCTCGTTTACCTTACGGTGTCGGTGCAGGTGACGGATTTAATGGTAATAATAGCTATACAGCATTACTTTTTCCTGTCGTACCAGTTGTAACTGGTTACACGCTCGCTAATAGTACTTCAGCTAATACAGGTTCAATATCATTAAGTGCAGGTAATGAATACTGGATTACAGCACCAACTTTAGTTTCTTTATCAGAATCAGATTATAATACAATTAAACAGGGTGGAGTGAGCTGGACAACAACAGGCGCTGGTAGTGGTAGTGCTCCAGGTTACTCTTCAATAAGCGATATCGGTAAATTCGGTATTGTTGTATTAAATGAAGCTAAAACAACAATTAATGAAAAGTTTGAAGGTTTTTATATTAACTTAACTGATTCATTAAACTTTGGTCCAACTACCAATTACGATTCTGCTTTAAGCATTTATTCAGTAACAAATACATTTACATATGGTAATACACCTTCACAGGCAATACCAAGTTCAACATTAACATTCAGCGTAAGTTCAGCTGCTGGTAGCAATATTGATTCAGTATCATTTGCAATTGAAAATGTACCAACATTTAACATTTCACCTGGTAGTGGATATGATGATGAAGCTGTATTAAGCGTTGTTAAAGTAAGAACAACTCCATTTGCTAATAATAGCACTGCTCTAACATATTCTTTACAAGAAGGCTATACAGCTTCATTATATGCTAACCGTACTTTACAGAACCCAAATGGTGGCGCTCCTGTAAACAACTTTATTAGCAATGTTATTAACAACACTTCTGCTAATATTAGTGTATACGTAAATCCAAACATTTCTAACTCTACAAACTGGTTAAATAATGACGGTACTGCAGCAAAGAAGACAAGAGTGTTAAGATCTTCTGCAAACGGTTACGGTGCTGCAAATTATCTTTATGCAGTTGGTGCATATGCTCCTTCATTGGACGGATTAAATTATAATGCTAAGATTATCGGTTCAGTTGCTACTAAACTTGATTATATTCTTAACGTCGCTGAAAACGCTGATGTATATAATTTAGATATTATTGTTGACGCAGGTCTTACAACGATTGCAGGCGCTTCAATTTCAGCAGTAGGAGCTCAAGGTGGTCTATACGACGATACAGCTTTTACAAGCAGCAATGGCTTAACAACTTCAATCGCTGGTTTAGCTTCAACACAAACTGGTACAGGTTATTCTGACGGTGGTGGTGTAGTTGATAACTGGTCTGCAGTAACAAGTAAGTTTGTAGACTTCGTACAAAACCGTCGTAAAGATTGTGTATTTATTTCTGATCCATTACGTCAAGTATTAGTACAAGGTACAAACTTTAAAGTACTTGATGACAAATCAAAGAACTTCTCAACTAACGTTTACTGGCCTCTACGTAACCTATATCAACCATTTAATTCAAGTTATATGGTCGCTTACGGTAACTGGGGTAGCACGGTAGATCAATATACAAATAAAGTAACCTGGTTACCATTCTCTGGTTTTGCAGCTGCAATTTATACAACTAACGATGCTGTTGCTTATCCTTGGGGTGCGCCTGCTGGTCTGAACCGTGGGGTTGTAACTGGTCTTAATGGTCTAGCAATTAACCCACAACAGAAACAACGCGACTTACTTTATAAAGTATCTATTAACCCTGTAGTTAACTTCCCAAATGAAGGAACAGTAATTATGGGTCAAAAGACAATGCTAAAGACACCTAGCGCTTTTGATCGTGTTAATGTACGTCGTTTATTCTTATATCTAGAAAAGTCAGTACTCGCTACTTCAAAGTACTTTGTATTCGAACCAAATACAACGTTTACACGTAATCGTTTGGTTAATACAATTAGCCCTGTATTTGACTTAGCTAAGAACACTCAAGGGTTATACGACTACTTGATTGTATGTAATGATACAAACAATACTCCAGATATTATTGACGATAACTCGCTTGTTGTAGATATCTACATTAAGCCAGTACGTACAGCAGAGTTTATCTTAGTAAACTTCTACGCTACCCGTACAAGTCAAAACTTCCAGGAATTATTACAATAACCTTAACATAAATATTTAATATGTCACAAACTATTCAGGATTTTTATAGAGTAGCACAGCAAAGAGATTTCGCAAGAGATTATATGCTGCGCGTTGTTTCGTTAGGTAATGACACTTTAAACGAAGATGATTTCGTTTATATTACAACTTCTCAATTACCAAACCGCACTATTACAAATCAGACCGCTACATATATGGGTCTTGATTTTAATATGCCAGGTACTGTAAAGTATCCAGGCAGCAATGGTTGGAATGTTACATTCCGTAATGATAAGAACGGTCTAATTCGTAAAAAGCTTGAAGACTGGCAAATTAATGAAGTATTTAGCGACGCTACAAGTCAAGGTAACTTATCATTAAGAGGGCCTGAATCTCTAATCCAGCTTAATCTTATTGATGATAAACTAAACGTACTCAATACATATAAACTATACGGTGCTTATATTCAAAGCTTAGGCACAGTAGATTATAAGATTGATGGTACTGGTGCACCTACAACGTTTTCTGCACTATTAGCTTATCAGTACTGGAGACACGAATAAGAGTTATTAAAGTTTAATCCTACAAGCCCGGCATTTATTGCCGGGTTTTTAGTGTTCGGGTATTAAGTATTAGTATGGGAAATATTAAATCAAGTGTAGCGCCTAGTCCGGGTGGATACACTACACCGCAAGACCTCGTACAAACATATAGAAGACTTGGCGGAGTTGCTTGGAATTACCAATTTCAGATAAAAGGAATGTATTATAATAATGGTGGCCCTGTAGATGATTTTAAATCCACTACAGTGCTTGCAACTAAAATACCTGGTAAAAAACTTAACACAGCAACTGTACCGTACGGAGCGTTTGAGTTTAATATGCCTATGAATACGGCTTTTCCAGATAATGCAAATTGGGCAGTAACATTTATGAGTGATGCTCAAGGTACGGTTAGAGATTTGTATGAAATGTGGCAAAACAGTTTTTATGACTTTAAAAACACTCAGCAAGGTAACGGCAGACTTTATGATATTGAATTAACATACGGTACAGGTACAGTTAAAACTGCGGGTGCAAAAGACATTTATAATATTATAAAAGATTTAAGAATAGCACAAGAACTAAAAAACAAGGCACAAAACGGAATTTTAACGTCAGCAGATATTGGTTTGATATGTAGTAAAGTAGATAAGAAAACAGAAAAGCAAATACGTGACACTCAAGAGCAAAGTACAGATACAACTAATATAAAACATTATACTCTGTACGGGTGTTTTCCAACTCTTTTAAACGGTATAGAGCTTAATACTGCTCAAGCAAATATAGTGCAGTTTACTGTATCTTTAGCGTATCAATGGTTTGACCCTAACCCTAGAACCCAAAGCATTAAATGAGTAATTTATCAGAATTTTATAATGACGCTAAGAAGCACGGCTTTAGTAAAGACTACCAGCTACGTATAAAAGATTTAACATTTTTAGATTTTTTAAAAACTGAAAATCAGTGGTACAAATCGTATTTTAAATCAGCGTCCTTACCTGCAAGCACTGTATACAATGTACCATTATTAATAAGCGGAAGCGTAGCTAATTTTAGTAATACTGTAACTAAACCTTCAAATTCAAACGATTACAAGATTACATTTTATTGTGATGAAAAGCAAGAATTGTATAGTTTGTTTAGTAATATAACCGGAGTTGGAGTGCCAGATGACGAAAGGTCGCCAGGTATACAAATGCATTTCGAATTATTAGATTCAGCTGGAGTGTTTTTACTATCATATCTTTTTGAAGATGTTATTTGTGTAGGTATTAGTGATGTTAAATATAACAAAGATGGTAGTGGTAAAATACAAGAGTTTACGGTACAGTTTAGTTATAATAAATTTAACACTTCTACTGAACAACAAACAGTTACTGCACCAGCTGGAGCGGTAAGTTTAGATGCTGCTTACCGTGGTCCTGGTTACAGTCAAACATTTACAAAACCAGAGGATACCTCTCCATTAGGTAATTTAATTAAAGGTATTGGTTCTATTACAAAAGGACTACAATCAGCTACAACAACTGCAACAGCATTACGCGGATTAGGTAGAGCTATACGCGGTAGATAAATTAACTCTTACTAAGTATACATATGTCACAGACTTTACAAGATTTTTACACTACAGCTTCTTCAAGAGGTTTCAGTAGGGATTTTCAAATAAGAGTGGATAACATTTTTATCAATGGAGAGTCTTTGCCAGAAGAGTACTTAAACTATATAAAAACAGCTTCTTTACCTGCTAGAACAGTAGCTACTAATACTATTACGTATAATACAGTTAAGATACCAGTCAGTACAGGTATATCTGATTTCGGTGAAAAAGACAATTATAAGATTACGTTTTGGGCTGATCAGGCACTAGCTTTTAGAGATTGGTTTTATGATAGAGCAGAACCTGCAGATCAACAAGCAGATCAACAAGGTACGCCTATGTTTCCTAATGACTTATTAAATAATATTATACAAATAAGTGTATTAGATGATTCATTAAGCCCTATATATGGTTGCCAGTTAGAAGGGGTAAACATAAAAGAAATTAGCGATATAAAATATAATAAAGAAGGTACTGGTAAACCATTAGATTTCACAGTTTCTTTTACATATTATAGATTAGCTCCTTATACCGGTAAAGGTACTGATACCGGAGTTGGTGGTGTATTTGGTGAAGTGCTCGGTGCAATTAAAACTGTAACAGGTGGTATCAATGCTGTAGGAGGTCTTGCTACTGCTGCTCGTGGCGCCTCGCGTGCTATTAGAGGTAGATAATGAGTCTTAATATACCTAATTTCTTAAAGACGTTAAATAGCGGTACGTTTAGTATCCCTATTGAAGCTAACTTTGTTATTGAAATAGAAGACTTAATGGGTACAGGTGGTATTATAGATAAGTTAAATCAAGTAAACGAAATCATATCCCCTACTGATGGTTATGTAAATGTAACAAGTCCACAATACTGGTCTTATAAAGATTTAGCTCAAGATACTAATTTATTTTTTGCAAATGGAGTTGCTATACCCGGGGAAACATCTACAACAGATCGAGTAGGAATAAATCAAAGTGGGTTGCACGGCGGGTTATTAACTGCCCCAATATTAAAGGGTCGTAATAATTTAGCTAATTTAGAAGTGAACTTTT